AAACTACAGACAGTTAACAGAAGATGAGATAATTGATGCGTTAGAAACTGAACTGCGGAGAGAATTTGGGGCAGATATCGACCTCACACAATCGTCTGTCTTCTCCACACTCGTTAACGTCCTGGCCGCAGTGCAAGCAGAAAATCAAGAACAATCGCTTGAGGAGGTGTATGAATCAGCGTTTCTTGACACCGCAACTGGTGTAGACCTTGATCGGGTTGTTTCGATTATCGGGATTCAGCGTCGTAGTGCTTCACATGCGACTGGTGTTGAACGTTTCATCGGTGTCGATAAAGCAGACCAAGATTACGTTATTCAGCGTGGGACAACCGTTCAAACTGAAGGCACACCGCCGATTCAGTTTGAGACGAGTGAGGTTGCAGTCCTACAACTTGTTGATTCGTTCGAGAGCGGCGATCTAAGCGCATATAGTGGTGATACTGGTGCAGCCACCGTATCTACCGATCAAGACGCTACAGAAGGCGATAACGTCCTTACAATGGACGCCACAGATGGGGCAATGATCTATAACGACGATGTTGTTCTTTATCAAGGTGGTGTCTATCACTGCGACCTTCGACCGAACACCGATACGAAACCGACGATGGTTTTCGGCATCGACCAGTTTGATGCGTCGAATTACTATCAAGTCGTTCTTGATGAGGCAAACCAAGAAACAAGACTCGAAGTAGTCGAAGGCGGAACAGTAACGACGACGCTTGATTCTTCACCAACGACTGTCACTGCGAATACGTTCCACGAAATTGAAGTTAATTGGTCACTGACAAACAATATTGGCGTTACTGTATACGATAATACTGGAACTGAACTATCGACGTTAGGTGCATCCGATAGTACATATACGCATGGGTGGGCTGGTTTCAAAAGTAGTGATGCGATTGGAGAAAAGTCTTTTGATTGGTATACCACTTCTGAAGTGAGTGCGAATATTCGTGCTACTGAAGGCGGTGTTGAAGGAAACGTTGGGAGTAATTCCATTCAGCAGATGGTCTCACCGCCAAGTGGCATTGACCGAGCAACGAATTTGTACCCAACGGGAGACACATCGTATGAAAACCGAAACCAAGAAGCGTTCCTAACGGGGCTGAACGAAGAAACTGATTCTGAACTTCGTGATAGAGCATCGAACGCGGTTACTGGTGGTGGCGATGCGACACACGATGCGCTCGTTTCAAAGTTAACAAACGACGTTGAAAACGTTACTTCTGTTACCATTTTTGAAAACAAAACTGACCAAGACAATACTGGTAGTGGTGGACTTCCACCGCATTCGTTTGAAGCAGTCGTCTTCGGCGGTAGTGATGAAAATGTTGCAGAGGCCATTTTCGATAAAAAAGCAATCACTGCACGAGATTACAGCGGTGTTAACGGTGTGAGTACGTCAAGAACCGTTACCGCAGAATCAAATGGGCAAACGAGAGAAATTCAGTGGTCACGTCCAAACAAAGTCGATATCAGTATGTCTATTGATGTCGTTATTGACGACTCATATATTGGCGATAACAATGTTCGAGACGCAATAACCAGTTATATCGGTGGCACGTTATCAAACGGATCGGCTACGATTGGGCTTGGTGTCGGTGAAGATGTTTACATCGATAAACTTCGTGAAATCATTGTTGATGATGGTAACGGTGTCGTTGGGCTTGACCAATCGGTTGATGGATCACCAATAGAAACAACGCCGTCGTATACAACCGTTGATGGTCTTGAAGTTGTTGATATCGGTTCTGCCGATGTCGCACAAACCGACGCAACTGATGCGACAATCACGATTAACACCCGAGAACGATAATGACTGAAAACTACGATCGATTAGAAGACAACAGAAATATCGTTGAAGCAGAAAGCGAGTGGGAATCGGCAGTTGCGTTTTCCGATGGCTCTAATACGTATCGGCTTGTTCGAACATTACTAACCCTATACGATTCTGTCGATGAAAATATTGAAGATGTTTATGAACAAACACATATTAATTCTGCGACGGGTGCTGAATTAGATCAGTTTGGCGAACTGGTTAACGTTGAACGAAAAACCAACGGATCTGATAACAAATATCGAGCGCGTATTAAGGCGTTTTTTAGAGCTTCAACGATCGGAACAACGTATAATCAGTTTACTGAATTTGTTGCTGAAACACTAAACAGTGATATTCAAAACTTTACCTTTACGACGCCACATACAAACCAACCCGCAACAGTTGTTGTCGCAGCGCAAGGTAGTGTGTATCAATCAGTTGGGTTCTCAAACGAAGAAATTGTTGAGTTACTTTCGAAAGGCGTTCCTGCTGGCCACGAAGTAACCGTTGTTGAGGGGGGCACGTTCTCTTTAAAATCAGATGGCGACGGCGATGATCCAGACAAAGGACTCACGTCTGATTCGATCGAAACTGGTGGCACTGTTGCAGGAGAAATTATATAATTCTCTTGTAAAATAATAACTAAAACTACTACATACATAAGAAAACATGGCTTGGGACATTACAGACCGATTTCCGTTGTGGGGAGAAACTGGTGAACTGCCGCCCGATGGTTTTTTGTACAAAGGTGGCGATCAAGTTAATGAAAAACATCTTGATGCTTTGTGGCACAACATTGAGGAGTTTGAAAACGAAGTAAAAGACGCCTTCGAACAAATCGATTCAGACAAAGATGGCATTGTAGACGAAGCAGATACGCTTAGTCAGGGCGGATTGCCATCCGATGCTGCAACGGACATTTTCACCGCAGACGATGCGTTTATCGGTGGTGATGAGTTAGAAGTTGGAAAGTCACTTACTATCAAACAAGACGAATATGCTGTCGTTGGAAATAGTTATACTATTAACGGCGATGCACAAATTGATGGAAATCTAATTACCGTTTCAAATAATCGTTCGCACGATGATCTCTCCGAGATTGATCCGACAGATCATCTCGAAGTCGAAAAAGAGTATCAGATCACCGCTGTGAGTGGACAGAATCCCGCCTTTGATGCGGAACTGACCAACGCCTTTGACGAGCAACTGACGGCGTGGGATGTGACAATCCAACCGACGAATGGGTTGAGCGAAACGTATGCGTTCAACTTTGACACTGGCAGAAAATGGAATAACGGCAGTTGGGACGTACCGCTGACGATCAATTGGGATCAAGCACCAAGCACAGACATGGAGTTTACGGTTCGCGTTCATCGGAGGGCATAATTATGGGACTCAAGAAAGCATACGACGATATTAACTTAGATGGAAACAGTATTTTGAATGGACAGCGTGTAGAAAGTGAAGAAAGTAGATTTGGGTCTGGTGATACATGGTTCCAACGAAACGGTGTTGAAGATACACTTAGCGATGATGTATCTGGAAGTAATTGGACCACAGAACTGGAAATGAACATGGAATCGAAGGGTTACAAGTATGGATTTTTAGTTGGCTCGTTTAGAACAGAGACAGACTACAATATAATACTACAATTTAATTCTGGTGGCAATAGGTATGACTATACCGAGATAGATGAATCTGGTTCTATTATTACGAGTCAGAATGTGGAATCATATGCAGAGTTTGCTCGGGGGCACTCACGAAACCGTGGTTTGAGAGTACCTATAATTAGTTCCACTTCTGAAACCTCGTTCTACAACTTTAGTGGACAACAGGAATTTAATAGAATGTCTGTATTTTGGGGTTCACACAATCAAGGGGAGCCAGATACAGTACGCTTTAGAGGAGACACAACAGACGGATCTAATGTTACTCATTTTAACATTTCATTTGTTCCGTATAGAGTTGGACCAAACGTACCTTGGACCTAATTATGTGGGAATACAAATACAACCAAGAAAAAGACGAGACGGTTTACTACCATCCAAATTCTGATCCGATTAGATTGGATGGTCAAAACAACAAATGGAAAGATGGGATGCCAATAGGAAAACACCAAAAAGAAATTAAGGAACATATAGCTAATTCAAGTGATGCTGACAGAGTTTATATGTTGATTGACTGGTCGTTGGGATTCACTCAAAGATGACACAAACTATCAAACTCAATCTCTCCGAAGCAAACCGCAAGGGTATGTACGACGACTTATGCGAACGCTTCGGTGAAGATGAAGTACACGATGTGCTTGAAAACGAGTGCATCCAACATATTACACAGATGTTCGACAACCAAGACGAGTTGGCCGAGCGGATGGAGGAAATAGACAATGACGACATTTAACGTAGACTCTCTTGATTTCGTAGATGATGAAGAAGCCCGCTTCGGGACAGATACAGACTTCGCCACTCGGTTCGACAGTACCAACACTCGACTTGAACTGGCGGATCTGACGAACGCGACAGTTGGCTACGTCCCACAGAATGTGGGTACGGATCTCGTTGGTGGGAAGTTCGCCCAAACCGTTGCAGAAGGGAAGGCACTCGCCGATGATGGCAATGTCTATGATTCGATTCAAACGGCCCAAGATAACGCGAGTAGTTGGGTGAAAGTCGGTGAGGGGCAGTTCCGTGAGAATGTGACGATTGATACGAATGGGCTGACGCTTGTGGGGAGTGGTGAACGGACTGAGATTGTTTCAACTCCCGTTGTTGTTGATGTAGCGTCGGGAGCAAGTGACGTTACACTGTCTTCTTTTAAAGTAGTCCATCAAATAACTTCGACTCAAGGTGCTTCAGTTGAGATTAATGGTTCTGGTGCTACGGTAGAGGACATTATTGTAGAGAACGCGCATAGATATGGATTTCGTTCAAATTCAGCAGAAACAATCTTCTCAAATTGTAAAGTAGTCGGTGAGGCAAAATCGGCGGCACTTGCGTTTGGTATTGTTAATGGTCCTCGCTCAATGGTTGTAAATAGTAGAGCGAAAAATATGGCATTAGATCAAGGAATTTTCGTTGGGGCGCATGATTGTATCGTTTCGTCTAATACTTTTGAAAATTTGACTTACGGACCTAATTCTGCAATAATTAAAATCGCGGGCCACGATACAGTATGTTATGCGAATACGATACGGGATGTTGAATCTGTGGGCATTAATACAAACGGTTATAATGATAATATCGTTGTAAATAACGTGTTAGTCAATACTGGTGGAACTAACGGTAGTGGGACAGGAAACATCGTCAGAGACAATCAGGTGATCTAACAATGGCAGGCATTACACAAGGTGAACCCGATCTTGCGGTCGGTGAACCGATACGACTTGGCAACAACGACGAGTTTGAAATTGAGCATCACCCGATTAGTGACAGGCTCATTATTCGTGATACGGTCAACGGGAAGGTCGCCTATGTCCGAAAGGACGAGGGTGGACAGATCGGTGGCGATGGTAGACTCGTTGAGGCACTGAAGAACGATGAACCGATGGCTGACGATGGACGGACGTACCCAACGATCCAAGAAGCAGAACGAAATGCTTCAACTTGGGTCTTCGTTCCGCCAGCGACGTTTAACGAGTCTGTGACGATTGAGACTGATGGATTGACACTCAGAGGATGTGGGTATAATACGCTTATTTCTCTTTCATCTTCAAATAATGCAGTAACTATTAACGCTGATAATGTCTCCATCAAAAACCTCTCGATTAAAACAACTGATTCAAATTCAGATTGTATAGCGAGTGGCTCTGATACTGCTGATGACCTATCAGTTGAAAATATAACATTTAGAGATGCAGGTTATCATGCTATGTTTGCATATGCAAATGTGAATGGGATCAATTGGTCTGTTATTAACTGTAGAGTTGAGACTTGTAACAGAGGGTTCGCACTCAATAATGGGTCCATCGTAAAAGGTTGTATAGTGAATGACGGTAGTAACAATATATTCTTATCGAACAAGGGTAACGTAGCAGAATCAGGAATTGTAGCAAACAATATCGTGTCAAATGGTGGCGATGGAATTGAAACACAGATAGATACAACGATAATAGTAGGTAATCGAGTCCAGAATAACAGTGAAGGGATAGTTATTGTTGGTAAAGGAGATGATTGTTTAGTTGCCAATAACAGAATAGCTGACTCAACAACCGCAATCGATGATAATTCTGGAACAGCACTTCTCGACGGCAACCTCACTGGAGCAAGTAACTAAGGTGATACGATGACAACAGGCTACGACGAAACGAATAACGCGCTTACCCTCGATGACGATGACTCATTGAAGGTGGGTGACTACGAATTGCAGTATGATAGTACAGCCGATCAGTTTGAGGTGGTCGATCCAGATGGCAACACGAATCACGTCCCTCGCTCAACCAGTGGTTCGCTTGTCCCGCAAGGATTGGCGGAATCTGTCTCCGCAGGCGAGGCGCTTGCCGATGATGGCAATACCTATTCATCGATTCAAACAGCGGTCGATAATGCAAGTGGATGGGTGTTCGTTGGTGCTGGTACATTTACAGAACACGTTGTCATTACTACGAACGGAATGATGATAGAGGGGTGTGGATATGACACTTTGATTGATAATGGTAGTAATGAAAACGCGATGACAGTTGATGCAGCAAATGTGACTGTCAAAAATCTATCTGTACGAACTGACCCTAATGTTGGTTCCGCGTATAGAGGCATTGAAGTTAGTGGGAATGGTGATTCAACAACGATAGATTCTGTTGTTGTTCGTGATGCAGATGCAGAGGGAGTGACATTTAGTGCTGGAAGTGACCATATAGTAAGGAATGTTACTGTTCAAAGCACTGGAAGTAGCAGTGGTATAAATATGGAAGACGCGCCGACTAACGTGATTGTCTCTGGATGCACATTACAATCAGGGATAGCGGGGAACGGTGTCGATACTGGTTTAAATGGGGACCAGATTGTTGCTAACTGCACGATGGATAGCGTTGGGACTCATGGAATCAATAACAATGCAGTTGATAGTATAATGATTGGAAACCGCATCGACAATTCTGGAAATTATGGTATAGATGCTGGTGGATCTACATTGGACCAGATTGTAGCTAATAATCGTATATCCGACAGCGGAAGTGCAGATATTGACGATGGGCCAGCAGTCGATGATGACAACCTCACTGGAACGGCGAACTAACTAATAGCGTAATTAACAATGACACGAAAAATACTTGGCGTGACGATTGATGCGAACGAGACGAACAGACAGTGGGCAGGCTACGAGATCGACTACGATGATGAGCGCGATTTCCTCGAACTTGCTCAAGAAAATGGCGACCTGATGGAAGACGAAGACCTCACTAACTTCACGGACTCGACTGTTCGTGATGAAAACGGCAGCGTCCTCGTCCAATATGAGGGCACTGATGCTGATGGAAATCGAATTGGGTCCAACCTTAGTACCGTAACTGGTGTTTTCGATGACCTTGGCATCGAATACACAACGACGGATGTGTATCCCTCTGACAAAGAACGACACGTTATCAAACGGGAAAACGCCCGTACCGAAAGAGAGGCCACTAATGCGCTCGAAAAACGAGGTGAAATGCTTGATCGATTGCTTGTTGAAGACGGGACGCGAAAAACCGTCGCTGAAGCAATCTTACAGATCGAATCGAGTGATAAAGAATTGGGTAACGCATTAGATGAAATTTACGAAGTAATAACGGGAGAAAAATCACAGGAAACACTCGATCGATTGCTTGCATGACATATAAACAAGTAGTAGCCGCGCTGCTTGTGTTGAATATGTTTTCATTTGCAGCCTATTATTATTTCGACCCATGTGCTGCAATATCAATGTCATCATGTTAAAACACAAACTTCGATTAACGGCTGTTGATGTTTTGGAAAACGTACTTCCATATACGTCATACGATATCGGTGGAAATGAATACCTTGGTTCGTTTGGTGGTACGTTAGACGAATTTATCGAAACGGTTGAGTTTCGTGGCTATCATTATCAGTTGTTTGCAGCCCGAAAGAAAAAGAATGGTGAAAAAGACGACGGATCATATGCCCGTATTCCCGACGAACACCCTTCCACTGTCGAAAATACGTCCCTCGAATCGTTGAACCCTCGTACATGTCAGTATCACGTCCATCCGTTCGTGACCAAAGACGGTATTGACGTATACGGACATTACGAGATCCACCCATATCCGTGGGAACCAACAAACGACATTACTCGTCCGATACGGCACTATAATCCGACATACGGTGATACCTATCTTAAGGGCGTCGTTGATGATAGACTGACAGATATACTCGAAACAGACTAATGGTATACGGGTTCGAACCGAACTTGTCATTTTTAAATGAGCAAGTACCGTTGTGGTTCGCACTGCTGATGGGGTTTACGACACCATATCTATGGGCAAAGTACATCAAAAACGCGACGAGAAAGTTGATACCCAAAGTGTTTGGAATTGAAGTAAATGACAATGAAAAGCCTTAAGTATCTTACAGCCTAAACAACTATTATATGGGTGATATTAGTCGAGATGTATACGAAGGTGTTGGCCCGAACGGAATTGACGTTCGGTTATACAACTATAACGGGAACGAATTGGCTTCTGTAACTACTGTCCTCAAAACGTTAGACGACGATAAAGGTGGCCTATATAAGTGGCAAGACCGAAACGACGGGAGTGATGACAATGCCTTTCACGAATATCTGTTTTGGTATTCACGTAACCTTGGCACACTATCACATTGGTATGCCCTCAGAGAGTTAGACGAGGAACTTGCGTGGACCGAAGACGA